CGGATCCTGAGTGCTCAAAATAAGTAAGACTGTAGTCCTCCTCATAACAGGGGGGCCACTTATTTCCTTCAAATTCGAGCAAAAATGGGGCAGTGTTAGTCACTGCATCAGTCCTCGCTCCAGTTAATCTTGTGTCTGTTGCGACAAATCTTTTTAACCAGGTTCGATAACTTATTGGATTCTCACCGAAATAATCTTCACACAACCCATCCATGGTCGCTGATGATTCGTTTAAAACGAAACAATTTAATTCATCGAAGTTTATTTCTTTAGACTCAGGCTCCACTTCGGATCCTGAGTGCTCAAAATAAGTGAGACTGTAGTCCTCCTCATAACAAGGGGAACACTTATTTCCTTCAAATTTGAGCAAAAATGGGATTTCTTCGTTGCTATCGCGCACATCAAACTGCGTGTTTTCAAAAACAACGGGTTTTTCCATTTCATGTGATTCGGCGTAAACTTCTCTATCCGTAGGCAAGCCCACTTCACATAATTGATTTACAACCAAATCTTTCGCATAAGAATAAACATTTATTTCAATGTCACTATCATCTGGAGATTGCAATGCAGTCAACGGAGTGATGGAAACATATCCATTTGCATAACCTATAAATTGTGAGGGGCTGAAATTCGAACCAAAGGCCAGATTTTCAACACCCGTTCTACGTTTGAGCCATGCTCTTGGAGACGCCCATTTGATACAAAACTCAATGTTTGTTGTCTCTTGGATGTCTACTATGCGAACATATTGTTTATTCGTGTTTAACGCTGCATCAATCAATGTTGATTGAGCCAAATTAGGTTCAAAAATCACCGCAAACTTTCCTCGGTGAAAACTCGAACAAACAATTTCCAAAACTATCACTATCTCCGCCCTCCACCAATAAAAAGGTGTACATGCAAATGCTGCAGCTGTGGGCTGCGCCCAAATTTCTGCTGAAACGGATGTAGTAGTATGATAGTTAGGTATAACTGCCATCTGAAATATAGGAGACGCCATGATGGGAGAATCATTCGCCCAATCAAACGTCGTAACATATGAAGAAATTGCTCCCAAATATGCTATTGACATCTCATCAAAAGAACCCCCGGTAACACGAGGATCAACAGTTATTTCCTGCTTGGGATCAAGTGCAATCTTATATGTGGTACTTCTTCCAATTCCATTGGACCCATTTTGATAGGGCACATTTTTAACCAATGAAGGGTTCTGCTCCACAATAGGTTTTGAAAAACCAAACAAAGCTGATATCTTCGACATTGCACCTAAAGCTACTGAAGAAGCTTTCGCATATCTCCCAATGACGGGCCAATCTAGAAAATAAGACAAAAATTTTGATGAACGCGTAGTAATGCGCTCTATGGGTCCAGTCTCAGTTTCAGGCAACTTCATCTCATTAGATTCCGTTGTAATAGCTATTTGCGTTCCCGTCAATGTTCCAAATTCAGCATTCTCCATCCACGCATAAACGTAGATAGATGGCGCTGAAGGTGTTGAAGAAACACTCTTGATCTGATTCAGAGACCTTATATATAGGTCTCCAAAATTTTCAAAATCCGCATAAGAGGTCACGTCTGTGAGAACTGTAGCAGAATTATTGAATAATCTACACATCGGTTTAAAACTAATATATGGACATTCAACAACTACTGGCTTATTTTCTCTAACACTCATAGACACGGATCCCCTAGCTTGGGACAAATAATTTGAAAACAATTTTCTCCAGGTACTAATCAGTCCCTCAGAATATTCGTGATTTTCAATATTAGAATTTCTAGCTGCAAAAGGTTGGTATGAAACAAGAAGCATTCCCGAATGAAAAGGTGTCCCGGAAACTGCTATTTTCACAAATAGATCCCCTTTCAAGTACGCATAATTCCTCAATTTTGCTCTCACAGATGGCTCCAGTGTAAACAAATCCCATACTGCTAACTTAAGATCAATATCAGTCGCCAAATCCAGAGTGCCAGAATATATAGGTATAGGCCTGGAAAGAAATTCACCAAGTGGTGTCATCTCTTTCTGTCCCTGATTCGATAACACAGGTTTCGGTATTTCCTTGACCTCTTCTTCTCGTCCAGAAATATCTAAAACATTTTCAACTCTATCAACAGTTCTAGGATCCACCAAATTAGGATCTTCCGACATTACTGCTGATTCGGCCTCTATTTCCAAACCCAACCGATTCTCCATAATTCTATCAATTGAGCGCAGAGTGGCCTGCAATTCCGCCTTACGAACATAAGCTTTTAATCTTTTCTTACCTATGTTCGTTCGCCCTTTGCCTATGGCAAAGCGCTTCTTCAGAAAACGCGCAGAATACGGAAGATGTAACTTCTCATCTTCAATTGTCGCATCCACGTCTTGCATTTCGCGGATAACTTCCGCTCTTAATTTTCCTAAAGCATCTTGACACCAATTGTTTAAAAACTTGTCCATGAAGGTGTAGTCATCGAACAGTTTTCCCCTAGCCTTTAAGGGCGCTTTGAGCATTGCTCTCCCACTCAACGGGACCGCTTTCAATGCTGATAGGGACTCAGCAGAGATGATCAGCTCCGTAGTGTCATATTCAAAGCCATTATGACAATTCAATTGGCTTTTATATTCGAATCCATATTTCTCTCCATACAAGTTAATAGCTATCGCTTCTCTCGTTGGTATCGAGGAATACAATTCTTCTAAAGGAGTCATATATGCTTTGTTCAAACATAAAATAATATTCTTTCTAAATTCCACGAATTGCTTCGCATCTAAGTGAAAGAAGAGTTCCCTCATAGCGGAAGAGGCACTATCTACGGCCTGCTGCTCAGCAGTAACGACCGTGGAGGGAATGGACCACATCAAACTCTTCGCTATTGAATTGTGATCCAGAGGAGCTTGCCAACAATCAAACTCCTTACTAAACACAAATTTCCTCTTCAGGAAACTCATCTCTGACACCGGAATAAACTTATCTACAACCTCCCCTTTAGAGGAGGTCGTGAATTTCATTTTAAAGATATTCTCACACACGTTCTTATAATAAACGTTGTTAAAAACGTGAGACACTTTATCACTAACCGAAGCTAACAAGTCATCTCCATATGTCAGGGCTGCAACATGCTCAAAGAAATCCAAACCTTCAAGCTCGGGATGTGCATACCACGCATACATTAACATAATCATTCCTTTAATGGAATTATCTTCTGCTGTAGCATACTTCCCACTTGGTTGCAAACCAGGAACTTCAAATATGTCCCTACACATCTCTATAACTGGAAAACAGTTATCAGACATCAAGCCTTTAACTGCTTTCATAGCATGACTATTGTACCCTAAGTGAACCAACAATCGTTCAACAAGGGTCCCAGCTGCTCTCGAAACTTCACACGGAAGGGACTGATCGAATTTCGAATAATCCCCCTCTAAAATATTAGTTCCACGAGACAACAAATAATCCCGCAACTTACCGGCTTCTAAATGCATATTTGTTCCAACCGCCGTACCAAATAAAAAACCAAATTGGACCATTAACATATATAGTGGCGCCAAAAACATTCTCGCAACTATCACAGCCGACATAGGTGAAACGTAAAACAAACGGGTCTTACCCTGCTTTGCCTTGACAACTCCTCTGGGCTCGTCTTTTAACTTGACGACATACACAAAATGCGCCATCTCATTATTCTCATAAGCTCTGAGCACAGACTCGATTTCATCTTTAAGTTTCTCCACAGGCTCGCGGATAACATTTCCTTTTTCTTCCAACACAATAGGCATAAATTTTGATTTCTTCCCCACGTAGCCAAAACCGCTTGAGGTATTTGTATGCATTCTCCTAAGAAAAGGATCTTTTTCCGCTCCATTAATTGCCGTCTGCACAGTCAACGGATCTAGGTGAACAACACCTTTATCTTTTAGACCACGAACTATGTGATCAAAATATCTATCAATAACAACAGACAACACTCGAGGATCAAGAAAACCCTTTTGGTGCGTCATACCCCTAACTCCTATATTATAGGGAGACAAATATTCACCCTTCACAAAAGCAGGCATCATCATAGGGGGCATAACGGGCTTTGTCAATGGTTTCTTGACTACATCACGAAACAATTGCAAGACACTAAGAGCATAAGGTGTGCGTCTCAAGCGCGACTTGGCTCGAATCAAAATAGGTCCTGGCATTTTTCCGAAATAATTCAAACCCTGAACATTCTCGAATCTAACCAGTGACTTTACAACCGGCTCCTCCAATTCTTGAGGCAAGATTCTTCCCTCAGAACAAATCGCAGAAAATACAGACTTCTCAGAAAGCTTATGTATTGCTTTCGCCACATCTTCCCTCAGGATAGAAGCGGCAAAAGAAATGTCACTTCCATGAGCACCAGCACTATGTATTCCCACAACACACGCCCCTGACCCAACATTGGCCAGGAGTGGCATTCCACACATACCTTTAGCGTGATCCTTCCAATTATAAGTCCAATATCTAACTAATTCCATCAACAATTTTCCATTATTGACTTTCAAAACTTTTTCTGAAAAGACCGCCCGCACAACCGAATTTGAAATCATCGCTTTAGCTGAAGTAAACGTGTCTTGCGATTTTGAGAAGTGATGCACAACATCTCTAAACTTAATTCCTGACAAGTCCACCATGAGTAAATCATTCCCCATGTCTACAAATTGGGATTCATCAAACTGAGTTATTCTCCAGTTTTTGTTAACATCAGAATTCACCGAGCCTGTCTGCGAAACATAAATTTTCCCAGTTACCTCACCGGAAAAGGAATGAGCATTGATAATAGCATAAGACCCAGTAACGCCAAAAACATATGTATCAATTTGCTTCTGGGCAGTCACTACCACTGCTCTTCGTATGTTTCGTCCAATCGTCTTGTAAAGCTCATTCACACTTCCTGTGAATTTAACGTCGGGAGAAATTATCTCTCGAGTGTTCCAAATGACCGCTCCTTTAACAGGTATCTTCTCATAAGAATCGCCACAATGGCAATTTTCTTCGCGAGCGACCAATTTGTCATTAAGCGTGGAATCAGTATAAAATACGCTACTTTCAGCAGATAATTTCTTCTTGTTGAAGAACTTATATGCACCATAACAAGTCGTCAAAAAACCGACTATATACGTGGCATACTTCAAGGTAACCGTAATTCTGTCATTCACAAAAGGATTCAATCGTGCGCCTATAGCGAATTTCAAAGTAGTCCACAAATGAACCACATTCGCTTTCGCCTCATCAGGGCCTGTGATTCTCCGCATTACCAAACCAGCGACATATTTCGGATTAAAAAACATCATGCACACTATCATAGATAACAACATGACATGAAAGGCTCCTACATAATGTAGAACTCCAAAGAATGCCAAAAATACAAAACGCTTTAAAGAAAAATCAAATACTGAAGTCTCATTCATATCTATGCAACAACAATCTATGGTCGTCGCCAAAATAAATTGGAAGACGGCAACAATCAGATTCACGGCTCCTCCGCCTATTACGCGGACATCATTCCTCATGTTCTGTACACGCCTATCAAAGAAACCCACAATTTTCTGTTTTGCATATACGAATGGTTTCTTGACCATCTCAAACGATTCAACAGAAACAGGTCCCAATTGCTTTTCGTCAAACTCTTCATCTAACAAATCATCTAATTTCATATCACTTTCAAACGATTTGTTAAGTGCAAATTCAAACAGTTGTCTGCTATTAACCTTAGATAACATTTCTTCTTCTCTCCTAATATGATCCCTCATCAATGAGACCATAAGTTTTGACATTTCATAAATATCTACTAAGGTTGCAAGTTCTACTTTGTTCGACTCGGTTGCTGAAACTGCACTATATTTATAAACCGTAAACAACCAGCGATCCATCATGTCCCCTCCTTTCTCCATAGACTTTTGGGGATCCATTTCACAGCCAGCTTTCTTTACGAATTCTGGTTTTACGCGCACATCAATATACAAAAATCGACGTCGTACCGCAGCTGGATTAGAAACGAGCGTTTTCAAATTCAACTCCGGATTATTGGTATCACATATGACCATCTCAGGTAACGCATATACTGTTCCCTTTCTATCAAATGGCATATTACATGAATAAGCTAGTGAATCCATCACTGAACACAACTCGTTTATGACACTGTCACCTTGTGACGCCGCCATTTTCTTAGACTTGTTTCCAAGCTCCGAATAATGTATAATAGGCTGCGACAAAGGATTATACTCCTCAAAGTACTCACTGTCCAAAACACGCGTATAGACCATATCTGGATTGAACGTACGATTTTTAACTCGTGACATTAACTCACACAAATACGTCAACAGCTTACTCTTGCCAACTCCCGGACCACCAGACAACATAATGCCTATCGGCGCCATCCTATGATTCGCCTTAGAGGCTCCAATGAAACTGTTCTTCAACAGCTCCATCTTTGTAATCATCTCAGACAACGGAACATATTGTCCATGGTATGTGGACATGTTATATTTAACCGCCTTAGCGGTAGAGAGAATCTCTTCCAACTTTCCAACATACTCATACCTGCAATACATTCCCTCGACCGGCAAGCCTTTGTACAACAAATCTTTTTTTGAAAGGTGCTCCTTTCCTTCAGCCATAATAGCAGTGACGGGGTCACTACCCAACAGCGCTTCACTCAAAGGAACTCCCTGAATAAGTGCATGCCCAATACGTGCGAGCACCATTACATTATCAAATATATGGTGCAACATCCCCGCAATGGGCAACTTCTTTGGTTTACCTAACCAACGGATCATCTGTCGAGTAACATCAACAGAAAAGAAATGGAAGGATGCAACAGCCAATAATAATTTTCGGAATGCGTCAAACACATTACAATCAACCATCTTATTGAACGTGCCATACCACGACTCCATATCAAAAGATTCTGGTCTTACCTTACCAATTCCGAACGTTTCTTCAAACCAATAATAGGTCTCATCAACAAAGTACTCAACGTAAAAAGCCAAGTTCTTTACGTAATTCCTATTTATCGTATTAGACAAATACAAATACACACTTGCCATGTAATCAGGCAGATTTCGTGCTCTATAAAGCTGGTACATAAAACAAATAGTCCCAGCATGATATTTATCTAAACTTTCGAAATTAAAACTGAAATCCATCTCCCTTGATTCTGCTTCAATTTTCAACTCAGCAAACTCAGAGGATAATGATTTTCTTCTCATTTCCCTTCTAATTCTCAAGCGTTTTTCTCGCTTTTCTTTCTTCCTATTCCTACTAATCTTTCCCAACAAGTTCAGATCTTGTCTAGTCTTTTGCTGCTCTTTTTTCTTAAGAGCAGCTCTCAATTTTCTAGCCTTATTGGGATGGATTCTCGATCCTGGCGCTCGAATAAATTCGGGCTTAGGAGCGTATTCTTCCTTCAATTTGCGAGAAGCCTTCTTATTTTTAAATTTTAGCAACTCGCGATCACGCTTAAAGTGTGAAGCATCTTTCTTCTTCTTTACGGCTTGCAATCTCCGTACTCTTTCCTGACGCCTTTGCTTATCAAAGGCCTCTCCTCTGTCGCCGGCTAACTTTGCCAGTTCCAGATCTTTCTCATTGCTTAACAAGTAAGCTTGTTTAACAACAGACAGAGGAATCTGAGCCTTGCCCTTCCTGGCACGACTCTTATTCAACTCATTAAGACGTGTTTCAAAATTTTCATCCTGCAACAATCGTCTACGTGAGTTCGTTTTCAAACCATAAACTTCCAGCCCATGCTGGCTTTCCTTCAAATTTTTCTTAAAATTTTTAGAAATCGAATGGATATGCTACCCTTTGGACGATTAACCAAAGGACATAGGAACTAGGGTGTCATCAATATTTATAGTGGCATGACGAGCATTGCTCTCCACTGTACCTTCTGAGATCATCTACATAGAACATCGTTCCAACGTTCCATGAGTGCACAGAAGTCGATAGTGATTTAAACAACCTGACTATCATATCTTGGGTTGTATAAGGTGTTTTAAGGCTTCCTAAGGCCTAATTGCCGCAATATGCGGCAAAATGGGAGCATCTCACTCCCCCAGCTCAACAGAGCTCTGCTTATTAAAGGTCAAGCTATAGACCCGGACAAGATGTCCTTTATGCAGCTAACACTGTTAAATGATAAAATTGTCGGATTTCTCCTTCTTTTATTAATTTAAAATAACATACTATGTTCT